GGGTATTTCTTGCGAACCTCGTGCGCAGCCTTTTCAAGAAATGCGTAACCCTCGATTGTTTCCCCGGCGGCGCGCAACTTCTTGCCGACAGCGATTAAAACCGCTTGGGCTTCGGGGTCATTCACCCATTCATTGTGCTTATGCCATTCTTGCGTCTGGCGCTGGATTTCAGGATCTGCAAACGTTTCCGGCTCCTCACGCTGCTCCGGTTGCTGGCGTGCGGCCTTCTGGCGTTGTTCGTTGTCCAGGCGTTCCAGTTCGTCTTCAATCTGCAATTCCCGGTCAACGTCGAAGCTGTTGCGGGCCTCTGCACGCTGGCGGCGCAGTTCAGCGCGGGCGCGGTCGAAGGCTTGCTGTTCAACATTGCGATGAAACTCGGCGAACTGGCGCGCGGATTCCTTGACCGCAGCAAGCTCGCGCTCCTGCTCGATAAGTTTCTGCTGGGCGCGGCGCAGTTCGTTGCGGGTCAGCGGCAAGGATTCATCGGCACGGCGCACAAACTCGGCCGCGTCGGTGAAGTTGGCAGGGTCGCCACGATATTCAGACTTCGGACGCCAGCCCATAGCGCGGGCGCGCTGTTCAACAGTTACCGGGGTTTCGTCCGGCACATCTTGCGGCTGGTCGTCGTCGTTGCCGCCAGTGTCTGGCAGGTCGGTATCGTCGGGCGGCAGGTCGTCCGCCAGTTGTTGCAGTTCTTCGCTCATGTTAGCTCACCTCGGCGCTGTTGCCGGTCAGGATTGCGAGAACGTCCTTGTCATTGATGACGCGGTATTCCTCTCCGTCGTCACCCCGGCACAAAATGCCGGAATACTTGGCGATCAACACACGGTCGCCGGGCTTGGGCTTGCGCTCATCGTTCCAGTCATCAAATGCCATGCCGCCGACAGCAACAAGGCGGCAGCGAGTCTCGGCAAGCTGATCCTGTTCCTGGATGTTGCGGGCCAGCACGATACCGCCTTGCGTGGTTTCCTCAACCTTGTCGGGCAGGACAAGGCACTTGTATTCAACGGGGACGATTCCGGATGCGTTCATTTTCCCGCCTCCAAGTCGCTTAGGTCGTCAAGCTGGATATCCACCAGCGCCGTCAATCCCTGGCAGTAGTTCGCCTTCGCCAGAATCTCCACCTGCAAACCCGGCAACTCCTGCGGCGAGTGATTCAGGAACTTCGACAGGCTCAAGCTCTCCAGTTGCGCCATACGTATTTGCCGGTGCTCCTCCAGCGTGCTCAGGATAAACACCGTCACCGGATGCGACTTCCATTGCTGGAACTGCTCCGGCGTCAAACGACTGATCGTCTTCTCGCTCATCTTTGTCTTCTCGCTCTGCGGTTGCTAACTGCGCGGCCTCACTTGCGGCCAGTGTTGCCGGTGCAATGGCTTCCGGCGGTACTTGCATGATGTTGACGATGGTTTCAGCCACGATGCGCTGAATCTCCGCCAGCATTTTTTGCTCGGTGTATTCGGCTTGCTGTTCCTTGAGATCCATCTCACGCTCTTTGACGATGACCTCGCGGCGCTTCATGTCGGCATCAAACAGGGCTTGCATGATGGTCGCCTGCTTCGCCTCCTGCTGTTCCTGCGCCATCGCCTGCTGCTGCTGTTCCTGTGCTTGGGCATCATAGGGAGCGACCATGTCGGCCTTCTGATAGCCGATTGCCTTGAGGTATTCATTGGTGAGCATCTGCTCGTTGACGCCTGGCCGCCCTGTGACCTGCATAGCCGCCGACGCCATCGCCATGCGCTGCGCCGTGCTGGAAATCGACGGGTCAGCCACCGGCACGATGTCGCGGTCGGACATGGCGAAGTCTTGCGGATTGGCTTCCGGGTCGTCCAGTACGGTGAGGTATTCTTGCGGGTCGAGATACAAGCCGTCCAGCCGGAACAGCTTCCGCAGCTCTTCGGACAGGCTGCGCCAGATGCGCTTATAAATCGCGTTGAAGGTCTTCTGGCCCTGTTCGATCATCGCAAGCACGGTTGTTGCCGGTACGCCAGCGGACGGCATTTCACCGGACAGCACGTCCTTGACGGCCGCAAGTTCGTTTGCGGCATCGATGACCATGCCCAGCAGCGAGAACAGGGTCGGACTGGCTTCCTTGGTCGGGATAGGCACGATGTTGCGGGCCAGGTCGTCGCCGGATGCGTCAACCGGCTTCCATTCGCCCGGCTGGAACCGCATTGCGCCGCCCTTGAGTCTCAGCCCCTTGCCGATGAATCCGCCGGACAGGTTCGCCACCGTGCCAGCGTCGGTCAATTGGTTAATCAGCGTGTTGGCCGCCTCGTTCAGCGGGTACAGCAGATGACCGAATCCGATGCAATGCAGTTGGCCGTCAAACGCAGGCATGAATCCATACGGCGTAAACTGGTCTTCGCAGATGATGCGCACAACTCGCGGCTTGCCGTCCTTGTCAGGGCCGACAATGATGCCTTCCCGGCTAAATCGCGGCAGGATGCGCAGGACTTTCCCGGACTCTTTCGCCACGGTGACAATGTACGGCTCTTCATAGCCGTCTTCGTCGAGGTCGAGAAAGCGGTGCTGTTCGATCAGCGTGTTGATGCTGTCATCCGGCGCGTCCGACTCGGTTGCGTCATCGGACAGCTTGCAGTCAACAAACATCCCCATGCGTTGACGTTCGATGATGTCGTTTTCGTACATCTCAAACGTGTGCGACAGGCGGCGCGCGGATGCCCAGCTCTTGGCCTGCTGATTGACTATGACCGCATCCCCGGCAATCAGTTCGGACACCGGATAGCCCTTAACCGGGTCGAAATACGTCTTTTTGAACATCTGGCCGCATACCGGGAGCATGGTCAGCAGCTTGTCCATGTCCTCGTCCCAGCTTTCCATCTGGTTCAGCAATTGCCAGTTCATAAACGTGCTGACGCGCTTTCCGCGCTTGTGCTTCTGGTCTTCAGCGTCAATCCCGACAACCTTGCAGGACACCACCTCAGCGCCGCGCACAATCTCGGGATACGCACGGGCGCTGAACTTGATGGCAGCGTTGGCAATCAGCGGGAACTTGATATTAGCGGCCTTGGGCCAGGGGAATGTCTTTTCTTCGGAGGTCAGCTTGGCGAGCTCGATGCCCTTGCGGTATCCGACCAGCCAGCCTTCCATGCTGCTCAGGTCGTTTTCGTACTCGTTGACGCACCGCTGGCCGATCTTCATCAGTTCGTCGGATTCCAGCATCTCGGCGATGTTCTTTGCGTCAATGAAGCCAGCCAGACGGGCGAGGCCGGTCGGTTTGTCGGTGCTTTCGGATTCCGGCTCAGAGTCCGGCATGTATTCGTCTTGCATCAGTATCCACCTACGTCTGACCGGCCATCATCGCCCCATTCGTCGAAATGTTCGTCGTCTCTGGGTTTCGTGCATGATACAGCAATGCCGCTCATCACTAAATACCGTGTTGCGTCCATGATATGATCATTTTCTTTGATAATACGCCCATGCTCATCCCTGCGGTAGATGCGATATTCAGCCAGCCAGTTCTGCATGTTTTTGAACACCTTCAGCCTTCCGGTGCTCAACCGTTCCCACACCTGGTAAATACCGGATTCCCGCGAGTTGTCAGCGGCGCGCACCAGCAATCCAAGGTCGCGGTAGGTGTCCATCAGCGACAGTCCGTCAGCCTGCGACCGGCCACGGGATGCCGGGTCAATAACGCCGGGTATCCATGCGCCGCGTGACTTGATCGACGCGGCGTGAATCGACGGCTCAGCCTGCCCGCGATAGTGCTCGCTGAACAGGTATAGCGTGTCGGACTCCCTGTCCAGTGCGCCAAAGACAGCAGCCGTGCGATTCCATCCAACGTCCATGCCAAATGCGCGCGGCCAGTGGTCGGGGATGCTGAAAGGCTCGCAGGTGATTTCGGATTCAGGTACTGGGTAGATTGCGCCAGCGCCGAGCGACGGAACGCCCTTGCTTCGCGCATCGCGCAGGTGCGGCGGTGTTGACGCCAGCAGTTCGCGCTTGGTGATTTCGTCCAGGTGCGGCACGTCATCCCATCCCGCGAAAACCGTGTATTTCGAATCGCTGATCTCAGGCATGTTTGTCAATCCGGTATTCGGTGGGCAGGAACGACATAACGGTGTCAGACAGACCCTCAAGCGGGGTAAACGTCAGAAACACCAGCCCGCGAGTCGTTGCGGTACGGATCAGGCACTCGCCATAAACATCAACCGGAGGCTCCTCGTCCAGCCAGATGATGTGCTGCGCCGTACCCTCAAACGAACCGCGCCCCTGCTGGTAGGACTTGAGTCCGAGCGTTGACCATCCGCCGGAGACATGGCGCACTTTGATCGTGTCGGCGAGGTCTGCTACGCCCTGCTTCCATGTCACAGCACCGATGTCGTCGCCAGGGATCATTCCGGTTCCGGAGAACGTCTTGCGGCCACCGGCAAACGCGACGGAGCCTAACAGCTTATCCTGGATGATGTCCCGCGTGGTTTCGTTGGTCTTGCCAGCCGCCCAGAGCCGAACCGGCTTGTCGAACCTTCGCCCTTCCCACCAGTCGGGATAACGCCCGGTCAAGTGCAGCGTGGACTCAAATGCCCCGGATTCGGATTTCCCGACTCGGTTAGCGGCCATGAAGCATCGTTCGCGGTATTTCGCACCGGCCCTGAAAAACTCCAGGTGCTTGGGGTACAGTTCGCGTCGATGTTCGCCGTCGGCGGGAAACATGGTGAACAGTTTGCGACGGGATGCGCGCCTGGCCTTTTCTTCAAGAAGCGCCAGCAGCTCCCGTTTTTGCGAGGAGGTCAGAGAGTTTTGCATTTAGGTCTTCGTCCGACATATTGCTGATGTTCAGACTTGCGTCAAGGTCGATGGCGGTGCGGTCGCCGTATTTCTTCGGGGCCATCCTCGCCGCTTCCCATTTGATGTTATCGCACATCAACCGGGCGCGACCTACGTCCTCGACTGTTTCGGCGATTTCCTGCATCTCACAGACTCGCGCTTCGGCGTACTCTTCGCGCGCACGCGCGAGCATGTCCAAAAGCCCGCTGTCGTTGTTGATTACGTAGTACAGAGTCGACCTAGGAATACCCATCTCTCGGCACACATTCACCAGCGGCGTTCCGTTCGCTAGGCGCTGAATTGCTTCGATGACTTGCTCTCTACTACAAATCACAGCTCACGCTCCACACAGTAAAGCGAGGGTCGACTTGCGACAGCCGTCGCATAGCCTTGCGGATGCGAAGTCCCCGATCGCTATCCCATTGGCCCGATTCTTTCAGGAACTTCATGACCGTCACACCACGGCGCTTAAGCTTCTGAGCCTCGACCTTTGCCGCCGTGCTCACACGCGCCTGAGCTGCTTTGGCCCCGTTCTTGGCTCTTGTCTCGGCAGAGCAATGCGGTTCGTCTCCGCCGTCGGCTACGTTGAGTAAGCGCCCCGATGCTCTATGAGCAGCGATCAGGCGCCGCTCTGCGTCAGCCCACTCATGCGGAGCAACAACCTCCAGCACCTGAAGGACTGGTTTCTTGTCGTCTGCGGCGAGCTTGCGCATCCAACCATAGACAGGATAGTTCCTTCTGTACATGTCGAGTAAATGCTTTTTCAGCCGTTGCTGTGAATCCTTGGCTTTGCCTATGTACCGGATTTCATGTGTGTCGGGGCAGCACAAGGCATAAAGCTCGATGCGCTCTACGATCTCCGGCGAATAATCGGACTTGCTGCTCACTTTACCTTTCCCTCCATATACCGCTTGATCCACGCACTCAGCGTATCCACGCCCACAAAGCCCATGAATACGCCACAGAACACGGCCATATCGGATGACATGCCAAGGTGCAGCAATACCGGCTTTATCGCCACGGTTGCCAGAGCCAGCAATGCGCCCTCAAGCAATCGCGTCTTCCACGGCTTCTTGTTGTAATACGCGGCCCGGATGAGGCTGGTTGCGAAGGCAAGGATCGGGGCGAGGTAGGGCGAGATAAACAGCCGCACAAAGGCTTCCGCGTAGGCGTAAGCACCCCTCATTAACTCGTCCACAATGCCGCCCAAGTCATATAGCCTCATGCTTGCAGGTATCCCATCGAATATGCCGCAAGTATCAGCACGGCAGTCGTGCTCAGTAGTGCCAGGACGATGACGCGCATTCACGGCCGCTCCCTCATGATGACGCCCATCGCGCCGAATACCACGGCAGCGGCGGCGAGTGCCGGTTGGAATTGGGCGGGCAACAACGGCATCAGTCCAATGCACATGGCTGCCAGACCGCCCCAGGATGACGGTTCGTAAATGCGTCCGCGCTTCACGGCGTCTCCTCCACGCTGACCACCTCACGCTCGACCACCAGCGCGGGCTTCAATCCAATCTTGATCGTGATCTCCGGCAGCACCGGGGCCGCAGCCAGATGCGCGCAGCCGGACAGCATGGCGAGGATGATCAGGTAGCCGATGGCGTGGGGTTTCATGGCGTCAGTCCTCGGTGGCTTCGTGCAGGCGCTGCTTCAGGGCATAACCCATCAGCGGCCAGACCTTGCTGACGGCGTTCTGACGGGCGATCTTGCGGCCCAGCTCGGCGTCGAAGTTCTCGGGAGACGCGCAGGCGCTTTCTCCGGTGACGGTGAATCCGTTCTTGAGCACAAGGACGCAGAAGGTAAGCAGGCCAAGCGGCCCATTTCCTTGATGCACATCCTTGTACCGTGCGTGCAGCTCACCGCACGCAATTGCGCCTTCAACTCCATGCTCTGCCGTGAAGAAAACCTCGCTGGCGATATTCGCCTCAATTTCCTGCAGCGTCACGCGCGGCGCGGTCAGGCCCTTGGCTTGGATTTCGGATTCAATCTGTTGGTCGTTCATTCTGTCGCCTCAATACGGATTGTGACCCGCTCGCGCCGGTCGGTTGCGTTGGAAATGAGCCGCATCACCTCGGCCAGGGCCGGAGCGCAATTGCTGATGCGGTCGCTGGAATTGCGGACGCGTCCGACCAGCAGGCAGCCCTCGGTATTTTCGTGGGTGTTGCCGCCGTGGATGCGGATGCCGGTAAAGTTTGGCACGGCATGTAGCAGGGGGAGCTGGCGCTTGAATCTGGCCGAGTGGCTGATCGTGACTTGATATTCCCCGACGGGGATAGCGGTCTGTCCGGGGATTTTGACAGCGCGCGGAATGTCCTCCAGCGTGTAGCAGACAAACCGCTCCTTGCCGTGCTCAACGACAAATAGCCGACCCGGTGTGCTGTTTGCTGTAGGCGTGTCGCGCATCACGATGATTTGCATGGCCGCACCTGCTGTTATGCGGCCATGTTATCGCAATCACGCGACCAGAGCCAGACCTGCGCAATTTATCAGTTTGCGCCACGATTTCAGCGGCATGTCGCGATGGCCTGGAGCATCAAGATCAGCGACCAGCCATTGCCGGAACGTCCTCTCTGCGACCCCGCAGGCTTCCGCTGCCTGCTTTTGCGTCCATCCGCGCCGATCAATCATGGCGCGGAGGTTTGCCGGGGTGTACCCGGTCTCTGGTAATGCCATCATGCCCCGAATTCCTCATCCAGCGCGGTGTTTGCCGCGCTGGCGTGGTCTTCGAGATCAACGGATACGCCTGCAATAACATCGTTTACGGCATCCGCGCCATGCTGCTCTTTCATGTCTGCAATTCTGTAATCCAGCGCCTGATTATCGGAAACCACCTTTTCCCACCAACTGAACGTGGCCATCGTCGTTTCATAGGCGTCTTCGTCTTCGTTGTATTCAAAGTCACGGAAGCCGCCAACATTCCCGATGAAATCAGCAATGTAGTCGCAGCCGGTCTTCGGGTCGATAATGCACAGTTCTTCTTTTGCGCCGGTTTCTTTGATGATGATCTTCATGATGTTTCCCTCGTTTCGCAGGTCGGTATTGCCTGCCTATGAGTCTCATTTTAGGCGCATATCGCGCCTATTGCAAGGGGGAAAGTGAATTATTTTTACGCCGCTTCCGTCAGCCCCCTTTCCAGCATCTCCGCGCCCGTAATCCTTTCACGAATCACCCGGCTGACGTACTCCGCGAATCCGGCCGGGTCAGTCTTGGCCCGTTCGCGCATACCCTGAGCGGTCTTTTCGGACAGCGCGGGGCAGTAGTGGCCCTGCTCAAGCTGGCAGAGTCGGCAGGTGAGGAGGTGACGGTGAAGTTTATTTTTCATCAGTAAAGCCTATCGTTGCTGCGGAAGTATCGCAATGGCAATATCGTCATAATACCCACACAAAAATAGGGGGGTACGTGGGTATGGCTTTTCTATAAAGAGGGTAAAAAGGAAAAAATAGTACTGCGCGCGTGGGGTATTATAGAAAAGTGGTGCTCACCCGTACCCTCGTACCCTACCTAGACTGCTTTTTTCTGTGATTTTCGGACAAATTGTCAACGCCTTGTAAGATCATGTAAACGGATTGTAATTTGCGACAGGGTATGCAACATACCCCCACCAGTATGCAGTGATCAAAATTTATATAGCCGTACCCTACCCGTACCCTACTTGACATTTAACCGCATCTATGTATTTGCGAAAAACATATATCAGAAAAAGTGAATATTTTTGATGTAAAAGGCGTGGTACGCTGTGCGGGCGGATAGGGTAGCTCCCGAAAAGCGGCCGTTCACCGCCTGCCGCACCCATAAAATGAACGCAAAACATGAACAGGTTTTGACTATGTTTCCATCTGAATTGACGACGCGCCGGCAGTGGCTGGTCTGGCGTTTTGAGAAAAAAGACGGTGATAAAAAGCCGCGAAAAGTCCCCTACTACGTGAACGGATCGAAGCGGTTCGGCAAGCAGGGCGACACCGAAGACCGCGCAAAACTCGCCGCCTACGAAGACGCAAAAGCTGCCGCTGAATACGGGTTTGACGGGCTGGGTTTCGCCTTCCTGCCGGGTGACGGATTGATTGGGATAGACATCGACTCCAACGCCGACAAAGAGCTTGCCCACAAGATTATTGCCGGGTGTAACAGCTACGCGGAGACATCCCCGAGCGGCAACGGCTGGCACATATTCGTCAAGGGCGAGACCAAGACGTTCAAATCAAATGATGTCGGCATCGAGGTTTTTTGCGGCAGCCAGTTTTTCACGATGACCGGCAACAAGCTGGACGATGCGCCCGGCGACATTGCCAGCATCAGCGACAAACTGCTGAACCGGTTGCGCGACATTGTGAAGCCGCCCAACCGACCGCTTGCATCACCCGCGTCCATTCCGACAGGCCCGGCGGGAACCGCTAAAATTGAATCGGCGTTAGCCTACATCAGCCCGGATGTTGGTTATCACGACTGGATAAAAATTGGCATGGGCATTTATTCCGAGCTGGGGCCGTCTGGCTTCAGTGTATGGGATTACTGGTCAAGCCGTGGCAGCGCGTACAGTCACAAGGCGATGGCGGGGCATTGGCAATCGTTCGCCGGAACGTCCGTCACTATTGCCACCGTGTTTCGGATGGCGATTGATAACGGCTGGAATCCGCCACGAGACGCGACATACAAGCCGCGCCAGGATGCACCACAACCGGCTGCCAAGTCTGCGCCAGCATCCATAGACATGGCGTCGCCATTGGTTGATGTCACGGATCAGGGCAAGCCGCTGGAAACCATCGAGAACCTGGCCGATGTTTGCCGACGCCTTGGGGTTTCAATCACGTACAACGTGATCACGAAATCCGTGGACATCGGTTTCCCGGATTCCTGCACCACCATCGACAACGAGCACAACGTCAATCTGGCCCACCTGAAATCATGGTGCAAGCGGTTCCGCATGGCGACCGATGCGCTCCAGGAATACGTGCTGGCCCTTGCTGACCGGAACACCATCAACCCGGTGGCGGATTGGATAAACAGCAGGCCGTGGGACGGCCAGTGCCGCCTCAACGATTTCTATGAAACCGTCACCGAGATTAAGCCGTCCAGATTGGCGGATGGGCGCAGACTGCGCGACGTTCTGATTTTTCGCTGGATGATGTCAGCGGTTGCTCTCGCCATGACCGACACCCCGCTTGCCGCGCAAGGCGTCCTGACGTTCACCGGCAAGGGCAATGTCGGGAAAACGGAATGGTTCAAAAACCTTGTGCCGCAGGAGATGCGCCATTTGACGAAAGAGGGGCTGACGCTGAACCCTGCCGACAAGGACAGCGTAGCCACCTGCATCGGACACTGGCTGGTGGAGCTTGGCGAGCTGGACGGATCATTCCGCAAGTCGGACATGGCTCACCTGAAGGCATTTATCACGCGAACCATGGATGATTTCCGGCGACCATACGCCCGCACAGACAGCCGATACCCGCGCCGGACGGTCATGTTTGCGTCCGTCAACAGCAGGGAATACCTGCAAGACCCCACGGGAAACCGCCGATTCTGGACGGTTGAGGTGCAGAGCATCAATGCCAGGCATGGGATGGATATGCAGCAGGTTTGGGCAGAAGTTGCTGAAATGTGGCGCAACGACCCGGCCGGCTTTTTTTTGAGGCAGGAGGAGATGGACGCCCTCAACGCGCACAACGAAGACTTCATGTCGTTAATGCCGGTGCACGATCGGATCGACGACAGCTACGAATGGGGTATGCCGCGAGAGCGATGGGACAACATGATGAGCGCAACGCAAATCAGCGAGTATGCGGGCATAGAGCGCCCCGGCCAGCGGGAGGTAAACGAAGCGGCAGCATACGTGCAGACGCGCTACAACGTTGAAGTGAAGAAATTCGGCAAGCAGCGGCTAAAGCGGTGGGCCATGCCACCATTGACGATGGAAGCTGAGCAACGGAGCGCGAAACGATGATAACGCTCCGGGACTACCAGCAAATCGCGGTAAATGAGATACGGCAAGCATACCGGCGCGGGAAGCGGTCGCCCTTGCTTGTGCTGCCTACAGGAGGCGGCAAGACTACCATTTTTGCCTACATCACCACGGAGGCCGCGAAGAAGGGCAATTCTGTTTTCCTGCTGTGCCACCGCGCCGAACTGGTCAAGCAAATAAGCCTGACGCTTGCCAACTTCGGGCAGGAACATCAGGTTATAGCCCCTGCTGCCATCGTCAACCAGGTAAGAACGGCGCACTTTGCGGCACATGGCCGGTCGTTGATTCAATCCAGCCCTGTTTATGTTGCCAGCGTACAGACGCTTATAAACAAGATTGATGGATTGCATCATAAGCCATCACTGATAGTTATAGACGAGGCCCACCACCTGACAGCGAAAAGCACATGGGGCCGGGTAATCGCCGCGTATCCAGACGCCCGCCTGCTGCCCGTCACCGCCACCCCGTGCCGGTTGGACGGGAAAGGGCTTGGTGTCAATCATGCGGGTTTCGCGGATGACATCATTATCGGTCAAACCATGTCGGCCCTGATTGCATCCGGCCACCTGTGCGATTACCGCGCCTACTGCCCGCCGTCTGCGCTCGACCTGTCATCCGTTAAAACGACAGCCGGAGACTACAACAAGGGCCAGCTTGCCGAAGCCATGGACAAGCCGACAATTACAGGCGACGCCGTGAAACATTACCACCGCCTACTGTCTGGGAAGCGGGCTGTTGTGTTTTGCGTTTCGGTTGCACATGCCGAGCATGTCGCGGAATCGTTCACGCTGACCGGAATCCGTGCGGAATCGCTGGATGGGACATTATCGCCAGACGAACGTGCAGCCCGCATCCGTAGATTTACCGACGGCACCACGCTGGTTTTGACAAGCTGCGACGTTATCAGCGAGGGTTTTGACCTGCCCGCCATTGAGGCCGCTATCCTGCTGAGGCCCACAAAAAGCCTGTCTTTGTATCTTCAGCAGGTGGGGCGGGCGCTTAGGCCGTTCCCCGGAAAGCGCGAAGCCATCATCCTGGATCATGTCGGCGCGTTGTCACGGCACGGATTGCCCGACGCTGACCGCGAATGGTCACTTGACGGCGCAAAGAAGCGGTCACGAAAGGCGGGTGACAGTGAGCCGGACGTCAACATCAAGACCTGCCCCGCCTGCTACCATGTCTTTGAATCCAAACTGCCCGCCTGCCCTGCTTGCGGACTTGCGGTGAAACCACAGGGCCGAGCCATTGAGGAGGTTGATGGGCAGCTCCAGGAGATCGACAAAGACGCCATGAGGGAGCAGAAGAAGCGGGAAGAGCGCAAATGCACCGACCTTGAATCACTGACCGCTTTGGGTCGCAGTCGCGGCTACAAATACCCGGCGCAATGGGCCGCCCGAATGATTGAAATCAGGAGCAGCTATGCGAAACGCTGAAACCAATATTCAGAACAAAATCATGATTGAGTTGTCCGCCGCTGGCTGGATGGTCTGGCGCAACAA